TTGTCCACGCGGCGCAGAAACAGCACATCCCGGGACGCCGTATCGTGGTTGACGGTCAGGTTATCTACTCGACTTGACCGAGGATTCTGTCGCGGATGCTCTCGTACTGCATCATGGCCCGCGTGCCCATGTGGGCGCTGATCGCAACAAGAACCGACCGGGCCGGGCCGTCGATCCCCTGCCATACGCATAACAGGTGGGTCAGCAGCCCGACGAATACGCAGATCACACTGTCTAGGGCCAGTTCGCCCCAAACCCACTTGCCCCCCTTGCGTACCTTGCCGGCATATTGCGCGAAAGCCGCGAACATGGACAGACCGAAGGTGGACAGCCAGGGGGAATACTCAACGATCCATGTCCAGAGGGTTGAAGGCTTTTCGGGCATATCGGCACTCATTTTTGGTTTCCTCGGATTCTAATGACTTTCTGTTGATGCGTCATCCAACCGTTGAATCAATAGACGCGCATATCGCCTATGTAACCACTGCCGTTCCAAGCAGCAGCCGCCGCGTACAGCGTGGATGTCGAGTTGCTGCTTGTTCCGGGAGTAATGTCAGTCCACGAACCGCTCGCTATGGCTGGATATTCAGTTCCGCCTTGAATTTCGTAAGTGGCCGATGACGCGCCGAGAGTGATGCGCACTCGGTAAATGGAACCCTCGGTATAGCCGCTACCGACTGCCCCTCGGCTGACCCCTCCCTCATAGACATTGATGATGTTAGACCCGGCGAAATTGACGCCGTGGGCAAACGCGGCTTGTGAATGAGCCGTCCCGTCGCTCCATCCGACGATGTTTGTTCCGCCTGCGGCAACGGCTCCGATTGGGACATAAACGTCGACCACCATCTTGACGCCGACAGCACGGGTCGTCGATGCCTGCGTGCGTAGCCCATTGACCCCCCAGGAGCCGCTTCCGAAGCATTTGCACCACTGGTAATCGGTGTCGATTTCGACGTTGCCGACCGCGCTTTGGGCGCGATTCCAAGTTGTGCCAACTTCCAACGCAGTCCCCATGAAATCGTCGCGGAATGTATAGCTACTTGAAACGGGGTCGGTTATGGCGCTCCAAGTGCTCGGTAGCAGCACGTACGACACGGAGCCTGCCGAACTGACCCCATTCCCGCTCGCAAGTGTTCCCGCAACCCGCTTGCTGATTGGCAGCGACAGACTGTCTCCGATACGATTGGTCGATGTGTCGCTAATCTCGTCCCATAAATTTGCACCATAAGTCCCGTGGATTTGCAAGATGATCCAGGTGCAGTCGAAACAGGTAACTTGAGTGATGATTGCGCCATACGCGCCAGGGAGGAACGGCTTCTTCTGATTTGCTGCCGTTATCGCAATGTTCTTCACCGGAAGTTCGGCGATCTGCTGTAGCCGTCCGTAGTACGTCGCCCACGGATCGGCGTAACTAACGAGGGACGGGTCGAGCATCACAGCGAGTGAGCCGCTAGATAGCCCAGTAAGTGTCGTTCCGCTCAACGGCATTGCTCGCTGCGGGTTGCGCTGCTCCATTCTCCCCGATCCGCCCAATCTTGTGGCCCAACTTGCGAGTAACATCTTGGTCACGGATGGGCCTACCGTATAACTGAAGGAGTCTTTCTGAACTGGCTCAATCGCGTCCGGTTCAAGAAGCGCGGCAAGGTACTGAGCATAGCCGGAACCGGGCATACCACCACCGCCGCCACCGCCGATATTGCTGACGGCGACCTTTTTGCTAACCCCACCCTGGACAACCTCAACAAGTTCCGTACCACCAAGCGGTGTCGAAGCGGAGGGCAATTCGCTAATTTTCTTGCTCATATCGTCAATCCTCAATCAGTAAATCTTGGTTCACCGGACTCAGTGATACGAATTTCGCCAGATTCAGTCAGGCGAACATCACCCCATGCAAACATGTGTTCAAAAACTTTCCAACTAGGAAGCGCACCGCGCACAGACCATAAACGCAACCGTAGGACTCCTTCCGTCAGGTACATGCTCGGCACTGTCACCGTGGACAGGCTGATACCCGTGGAAGAGTACAATACCGTGGAACTCTCGTCAGTTATCTCTATCGAGTAAGTTGTCCCATCTTCCGGAAATACGGAGGCTGAATCCCACAAAAGGGGAACCGAATTCTCCATAAAACGATTTCGATGTGACCAAGCGACGACGAGATCGCCCACCGTTTCGGCAGGCCATCTCACACCATTGATGCGAACGTTTGCCGGTCTATATGGGCGATAATGACGGCTAGAAAAGGTTACGGATGCAGAAAGAAAACCTTCACCACTGCTGCTTTGGGGCGCCACACGATACGTCACCGAGCTTCCTGATATCGAGGTTTGCCCGTCTGAGAGATCGTCATCCCAATTGTAAAACCAGATCGGAGTACCTATCGGCCAATCGTCCGGTACAGTATCCAGCATCCCTCGGCGAATAACCATCGCAGAAGCGTCACCGCTTTCTACGACGACTATCTCACCCGTTTCAGGATCGGGGCCGACCATTGCGAAAATTCCGCTTGCCGGGGCTACCGAACCTGTAAGGTCTATCACTGACACGCCGGATGACGTTACGGATTTTGTCAGTGGCACATCGAGTACCGCCTTTCCGCTGAAGGGGACACTTCGCAGGTACGCATAGGACACACCGCCTACCGAGTCAGTGGTTGGAGCGTATACTTCCGCACTGCCGCCAGTTCCTACCGCCAATATCATCGGAAATGCGTCAGGATAACTCACTGCTGCCGCCTCAGACTCACCGAGTCTTCTGGCTATCAACGAGTACGGCGCCGTGATAATCTTGGTGTCGTTCACGGTGTTTACTATTGGTGCTGGCGGTTCCCACAAGGAGCCTTCAGAAACGGCATACGACGAGTCCGGCATTTCGAAAACATCTTCGATCAGCGTGATCTTGATCGCCATCTCTCCCGGCTTTCCGTAGCCGATGTTCGTTATCCTGCACGGCAGATGTACCAACCCGTACTCCGGGTACGTTACCTTGATGACATCTCCGGACTTCCACTTCCAAGCCACGCGGTTGGCTTCCACCTCAAACGTGGCAATCGGTTGGGACGCCTTGCCGAGTTCTCGCATGGCGACCCGAATGGCCAGCGCGGAAGACCTTATGCCATAGTAATTTCTACTGGACGAGATTAACACGCCTTGCGCCGAGTAGTTTGCCAAGTCGTGAACGACGACGGTTTCTTCTCCCTCGTTCGCCGGGTTAGTCCACGTAACGACAATCTCGTTCGTTGTCTCTCCGAGCGCCTTCCGGTTGAACTGCGTTATTCGGCAGTTGTCCTCGTTCAATTCGGGCAGTGAGTCAATGTCGTACCCACCCCGTACGAGCTTGATGTATAACTTCCCAGTTTCCGGATCGATACCGTATGTGCCGTCGATGTGCCCGAGAACCTCGTTGACGAAAGTTTCGATTTCCGACTGTCCGGTCCAGATCATCGACAGGCCAAACTGTTCGTCGTACAAAGTATCCGCCGCTGCTTCGAAAGCTGCATCGTCGATCATAGCCACAGGTAGCGCCATTCCCCAGTCGACGTTTGTCAGACATTCACGGATTATGTGCGCAGGGTTCATGTCCAGGATCGCCACCGAACTCATAACTTCGGCAAGTTCAGTGATAGTGGCGCCCAAGTAGATGTAGTTGCCAAGGCTAGTATCCCCGCTGTCGATACATCTTAGCGAGATTACGTTTTCCGATTGCGTTACCGGGATGTCGACATGACTAGTCCAAGTCCCTTCCGACACTAGCGAGAGTGGGACTCCATTCCACCAAGCGTAAATGTTGTTGTCGTGCTTTATGCGGATTCGCACGGTTCTTCCGACAGTACAGTACACCGTCTTTACTATGACGACTGACGTAGCCACGGGGACGTATGTGTTTGGAGCCGGAAATCCGGAATCGACAAACGGGTGCGGTCTGTCTCCAAACGGCCCAATCGCAGTGTCCCACCCGGAAGTTTCCGGGTTTGAATAGTCGGTAGTATCTGAGGGGGTCGTTACGTGATATGCCCATTCGGTATTCACCGGGTATGTTTCGTTTTCCGGTAAGTCCGAACCCACATCAATGCTGTACCCACTGGGTATCGCCGCCTTAGCCGAGTACCAACCAGACTGAAAGATGCGCTGGACGCGAACCCATATCGTGTGGATGTAGGGATAGTTGTGCGACCACAGGAAGCCCTGCCCCGGAGCGCCGTAGAAGAACAGGCTCAGAATGTCTCGAAATCCGGGGGAATTGCTTGGCGTCCGACCAAGGCGCGTCGTCAGGTGCGTCGGCATTACTTGATCCGACCGCCCCTGCAGTACCGAAACGGCGCCCCACAACCCACCTTCCTTCTTCGGCCCGCCAAAAAGGTTCTGCTGGTTGATGGTAATCTCCGTGTTGGTCGACTGTAAGCCTTTCCAGACGGACTTTTCCTTGACGAAGAGTTCCAGCAGCTTGTCCACCGAGTAGCAAAAGCCCAAATGGAGGGACATCTGGTACGCGGCGATCTGCTGTTTTGCCTTACCGCCCTTAC